CATCTGCATAGATGGATAATATTTTAAAGTAAACGAAATCAGTGTTGACAATAGAAGTCTCCCTCTACAGCAACGTATTGTTCTCGCCACGTTTTATAAACGAAATGCTCCCCCACCTTAGAGAGAGCTTTCTGAATGCGCTTCGCCAAATCATTGTACACTTCTTCTCCGTGTCCAAAAACTTGACGTAGAGCATTCTCACAGTTCGCGATTGTGTTTTGCATCGCGTCACCTTCATCAGATATCCAGTTCAGTTGACCTTCAATACTGTCCATTTCAAGCGTCGGTAAATAGAATCCTTTCTTCAAAGGATGACCTTTCCATCCACTCTTCAAAAATGATGTTTCAGTAATATCACAATAAGGAATCATGTTATCACTAACGTTCTTAAAAACGTCGGTATAGACCATATCATATTTTGCGAAGAAATCATGTAACGTTTTCACATTAAATTCATCAGCAATCTCATCTGCAACTGATGCAATATTATCGTCTCCATATGTAATCAACCACATGTATTGGTAGTATTCTTTAAAACTCCTTCCTGTAATCATATGCCAGGCTACTCTAAAATAAACACTGTTTATCATAGAATTAAAATTCGCCGTAAACAAAGATCCGGAAACAATACCACACATAACCTGATACAATATGTCAAAAACAAGATGCACCGCATTCAATAATTCTGCTCCCATGATTTCAATCAGCAACAGGTGCTCTTCAGTCGCACCATAGTGTTTATACCAGTTTTTAATAACGTTAATCAAACCATGACCCACAAGAGTTTGAGCACGAGGTCCAAACTTACTGTGATCACCAGCAACAATCTTCACACCTTTACGTTTCAGATTGCGTAACATCATTGTCCATTCTTCAGAGTAAGGATTCACACCAATTGCATGTTCAACATCCATTCGATTCTTATTGTGTGCCAGGATAAAATCGCCAAAAACTTGTCGGGACTGGATAGTAAAGTCAACGGGGGACATAGAGAAAATCCGAGTTCCACCTTTCTTATAACACTTCTTTTCCAAAAGAGTTTCATCTTTTGTACAATCAGTGAAAACAGTAAATGGCTTAATTCGCTTCTTCCTCATTGCATCCTTCACATTCATAATCTTTTGCAATTCTGGATGTATCTTCAACGATTCTACTTCACCTTTCTCATTGCGTCTAATGTCAAACAACCAACCTTTTCCCACACAACCTCTCGGTCTCATTTTCGATAGGGGAAAGCCTTCACTGGTATCCATTGGTAAGGATTCCAAACCAATCAACGGATTACCGAGTATAGCTTCTTCCACACTCAATATAGACACGGGGCGCACAGGAGGGCATTTCGCGATCAATAGATTCTCGTAATCATCACAAGCCAACTTCACAACTTCAGGTGGAAATTCAATCGGGGGATTACCATGGATAGCCACACCATCATACAATGGTGAACTACCTGGTGGCAATCTTTCATCATAAGGTGACAGTGGGGCCGGATACGTTTTCACTTCAAATTCTCCATGAATAGTACTCTTCCTAATTCTTGATTTTTCAGAATTTTGTTGGGCATACATTTTAGGCACTTTACCAAGTACAAAAACTGAACCTTCCAAAGTTCTATCATCCAGTGTAACTGGTTCAAGAATCGGTTGGAACACTTCCATTTCGAACGAATCTTCAACATCTTTCCATTCTTCCAGCACCAATCTTTCTGCAAAACCAAGATCATGTTTAGGAGAGCCAGCTGTATGCATACCAATAATTTTTCCAGAATCAGCATTCAAC